GCTCGGATGACAGCTTATCGCAGCAGCGAGAGAGTACGCAGACAGACCCTTCCCCTCTACAGTCTCTTTTAAGCGATCCCCGAACGTTTTATTGAAAATTTTTTGCTTTTTGATTCTCGACACTTGCGACCTTTTGCTGTCTGAATGGCTTTCGATGTACAGGGGTTCGGTAAATAGTTTATCTGGACTTATCCGCAGTGCGGCAGCTAAGGCATGAAGTTTTTTTCTTTTCGGTACTTGTCCTCTCTCATACTTAGTTAAGGATTCAACTGTAATTCCAGCCTTGTCGGCCAATTCGCCCAGGCGCAATCCTAGAGCGGCACGTCGCATTCTCACGTTTTTGGCAAAAATTTCATTCAAATCAGCCATTTGAGAGCCGCAATAAGAAATTATCGATAAACACGAATTTTCTTCTTGACACGTTATTCGCTTTTATCGATAATGTGCTCGTACCCAGTAATCACGCTAGAGCCAGCAAGATACCATGACTTACCAAACACGGGAGGAAAAAGCAATGGAGAAACGCAAGGAGAAGGAGAAGAAGTTTCTGACGACGTGGGATGTCGAGCAGATCTACGGCATCCCTCGGCAGACCCTGGCGAACCTGCGGTGTATGGGCAACGGACCGACCTACTACAAAGCGAGTCCGAGGAAGGTGCTTTACCGTGCCGAGGACCTCGAGGAGTGGTTGGAAAAGAAACTCGTGCGAACCGCGGGGTGATGTGATGGACAAGAGGGACAGAGTTATCCGCTCCAGAATACCCGAGGTTTTGTACGAGGCCATGCACGAGCAGGCCGAGCAGGAATGCCTCGAATTTGGCGTCATGATCGCGCATCTGCTCGCTCTCGGTCTCCACGTCAGGCGATTCCGGCCCTCGGCTTATCTTGGAGCAGGATCCAGTGAGACGCAAGGAAATTATCGTGTACGGGGTGCGGGCGGCGTGAACAACCGTGAACAGAGGGCGTGCTGATGGACCCGATGAGCGTCTTTATGGCCGGGTTCGTGTGCGGGCTCATACCATTTTTCGTTTTAGTCTGGCTGCTCAGATAGGGAGGCAAACATGTACACGTGCAAAAGGTGTGGAAAAGAGGTTTCCGAGAAAGGCTCTTTCTGGCTCGGGGAGGACGACGGAACCGCGGGACCGATCACGAACAGGGACCGGCTCATGGCTGCGTGGATGACCCTGTTCGATCTCGAGCCGCTCCTGCCGCAGTCAAAGGCAAGCATTCTGTACGCGGCCCGAAAGATCATCGGGGAGCTTGTTCCTTCCAGGACGGAACAGGCAACGAAATAGGAACAGCAGCAAGGGAGGAATCGGACATGGCAAGAGACAAGGCGCATACGCGGTATCGGCTCCAGGACGGGACCGTCGTGCCGGGTGTGACCACGGTGCTCGGAGTGCTGGCGAAGCCGGCGCTCGTGCCCTGGGCGAACAAACTGGGGCTCGCGGGTATCGACGTGACCAAATACGTCGATGACAAAGCGGACATCGGAACCCTGGCGCATCTGTTCGTTACGGATGCTCTCCAGGGGAAAAAGACGGACACGAGCGACTTTACTCCGAATCAGGTTGACCTCGCGCAGAACTCCGCTCTCTCGTTCTGGGAATGGGAGAAGCGGAACCGAATCGAGGAGGTGCTACTCGTCGAGCGTCCTCTTGTCTCCGAGACGCATCGGTTCGGCGGGACTCAGGACGTCTATTGCCGCATCGGAGCGGAGCGGACTCTCTTGGACCTTAAAACCGGGAAGGGGATTTACGATGAGCATCTCTACCAGGTGGCTGCTCTGGCGGCGCTCCTGGAGGAGAACGGGCACAAGGTGGATTGCGTGCGCGTCGTGAACATACCTCGGACCGAAGATGAGCGGTTCGAGGAAAGGATCCTCACTCCGAAGGATCGAGAAACCGGGTGGCAGATTTTCCGTCATTGTCTTTCGATCTACTGGCTCAGAAAAAACGGGGGGCAATCATGAGCGAGGCAATCGTAAAGGCGGACGTCGTGAAGGTGGACCCGGAGCTATCGCTTGAGCAAGTCAAGCAGCACGTTAACCTCGTGCAGATTGTGATGCGGGACGTGATGAAGGAAGGGGAGCACTACGGTCGCATCCCTGGGTGCGGGACAAAGCCTTGTCTGCTCAAGCCTGGAGCGGAGAAACTCAACTTAACCTTTAGGCTCGCTCCGTCTTACGAAGTCAGACGTACGGACCTGCCCGGAGGACACAGGGAATACGAGGTGATCTGTACCCTTACCAGTATCGCGACCGGTGCCGTGCTTGGGCAAGGCGTGGGCTCCTGCTCGACAATGGAGTCGAAGTACAGGTACCGCGTCGGAGAAATCGAGTTCGTCGGGATGCCGGTGCCAAGCAAGTATTGGCAGACCCGGGACAAGCGGCTACTGGGAGGGGATGGATTCGTACCGAGGAAGAACCCTGAGACCGGCAAGTGGGAGATCGCAAAGCAGGGGCAGCGTGTGGAGCACGACAACCCGGCAGACTATTACAACACAGTTCTGAAAATGGCAAAGAAAAGGGCCCACGTGGACGCGATCCTAACCGTGACCGCGGCGAGCGATATATTCACACAGGACATCGAGGAGCTTGTCGAGACCGTGGAGACCGTCGAGCAGAAGCCCGACCCTTTCGAGGAAATGGTACGTGCTGCGAACCTTGACGAATACGCCTTGGAGATGATCGGAGAATACGTCCTGAATAAGTCCAAGGAGGTCGGAAAGGACCCTTCGGCAATCAAGAAAGCGGCCGTGCGAAAGCCCGATGAGTTTTTCTCGGGGCTTTCGCGATGGCTCCAGCAAAGGGAGGAGATGACGGTCCAAGATGGCGCTTAAGCATGGGGGCAGAGATGGCGGTCTATATCCAGGTGGACGTTCATTTGCGGTACCACAGGCGGACAAAGCGGCTGGCGAATTTGCTGGGTGTGACTCCTCGGGATGCGATGAGCTACCTCATTTGCCTATGGTCAACGGCTGCCACGGAGGCCGAGGACGGCGTGCTGGCCGGATGGGACGACCGAGAGATTGCGTGTGCAAGCGACTACGACGGAGGAGGGGCGGATCGGTTCGTCAAGGCTCTCTTGGAATCCGGTTGGCTCGAAGGCGACAGGACCCTACACGGGTGGCAAAACCACTACAGGAACCTCCAGGCTAGGAAGAAGAGCAGGGAACGATGGCAGGCGTGGGAGGAGAGACAGGAAAACCCGGCGCGCCGGCGGCACGCCGGCGGCACGCCGGCGGCGCGCCGGCGGCGCGCCAGCGGCACGCCGGCGGCCCCCCTTCCTTTCCCTTTCCCCTCTTCTCCCCCTACAACCCCCTCTTCTCCTCTATCCCAATCTTACCCTCATATCCCTTCTTCCATCTTCTCTTCTAAGAAAATAGATAGTGATAGTAGCGTAGAAGGGGGGGGTATGGGGGGGGGAGAGACATCCCAGCACATAACGGCAGACATATGCCACGCTACGGCAGGGGGAGGAATCCCCCTGCAACCCCCTCTTGTCCCGTCCGATGATGATCGGACGGGACCGTCGTCCCTATCCGCGGCTAAGTCTCCAGACGCAAAAAAGCCGGTAGTTGCCATTCCTATCGTGTCATCGAAGGATGATCCCACGCAGGGCGAGTTCCAAATCTACCGTGACCAGGTGGATGAATGGAGCGAGCTCTTTCCCGCCGTCGACGTCGAGCAAGAGCTGCGCACGATGCGTGCCTGGTGTCTGGCGAATCCTGAGCGGAGGAAGACCCGTAGAGGGGTGCTTAAGTTTGTGACCGGCTGGCTCTCCAGGGAGCAGGACCGCGGGAGACCGTGGAGGGGCCCTGCGCTGGACCCTCGGAATACCCTGCCTTCGCCGGCGTCCTCGAAAGCGTCCGAGGAAGCAGTCAAGAGATTCTCGGAGTGGGACAGCGACCGGAGGCGGAATCCGGATCAGTACGTCTCCAGCAGCGAGATCAAATCCGTGCTCGAGATAGTCCGCAAAGTAGGGGCATGAAGGAGGGGAAGATGCGTATTCTGCTGATACTGGCAGGGGTTGTGCTCTGTACCATCGTCCTGCTGGCTTTGATGGTCTGCTGGCTCAGGGCGCCGAGGATCCTCGAGGCGCTCGAGGCGCAGGCGCAGGACTGCCGTCCTCACATCTACCTCTCCGGTACGGTGGAAATCCGAGGCCGGCCGGGTGTGCTCTACGTCTTGGACTACCGGGACCTCCAGGAGCTTGGAAGGATGCTTCAGGTGGTACAGGCAGACATGAGCGGCCGGCAACCGTGGATGGGTACAGACTAAGCAAGGGAGGTGACCATGGGCGAAGACGGACCAAGATTACCGCAGGCCCTCGTGGCAATCGACCCTGGGACGAAATGCGGTTGGGCGATCTGGAGGCCGGGTTGGCAGTCTCCGGAAAGCGGGACCGCGGTGTTTACCGTGGACCGAGGATCATCTCCAGGGATCCGCTACCTCAAATTCCGCAGCTGGCTCGAGGGGGTATCCAGGCTGGGCGTGAAGGCGTACGTCTACGAAGTCCAGCATCATCGGGGCGGGTACGCAACGGACGTGCTCACAAACCTGACTGGGCGCATCCTCGAGGAAGCGGCTCGGACCGGTGCCGAGCATCTAGGGGTGCACAGCGCAACGCTAAAGAAGTGGGCGACAGGATCCGGTAGAGCGGACAAAAACAGCATGATTGCACAGGCAAAAAAGATTTGGGGCATAGAGCCCGAAACCGACGACCAGGCCGACGCCTTGCTCCTGCTTGCCTACGGGATCGAGAAACTCTACCCGGTGGAGCAGGCAGACTTCCAAGGCGAAAAGCACGTGCGGCTCTCTAGGCGTAAATGGATCATGGGGGGGTAGGAATGTACATGCCGAAGGACGTCCAGCGGCTATCGGTCAGGCACGTTGCGGCGGAAATCGCTCGGTTTACCGGTCAGAAGCAATGCGGCCCGGCCCTGTTGAGGCAAACTCAGCACATGGTCAGGTACTTCGCGAAACTCTACAGACAGGACCCGTACGCTTTCGTGCTCTGGCTCAATCGACACAACGTCCTACCATGAGGGGCAAAGATGCCGAAAAAAGGAAGGAACGTGCTCCCTGATAAATCCCTGGATAAACGCATACTGTACGGCTGGACTCAGGTTCGAGACTGGCTCTCCAGGGAGTTCAAACCGGTCTGTATGCGTGCGGTCATGTACCGCGGGGAGGCGTGGAGGCGGGCGGGCGTTGTGCATAGGTTTCCCGTTAAATTCGGTGGCGGTACGTATTGGGTGATCCGATTCGACAAAAGGCTGTACGAGCTTTGGAGACTGCGTGTTATCAAGCGGGGCGGGCGTCCTTGGCCCTGACCCTTTTCCGTATCCTGACGTACGAATCGAAAATCTGTAGCAGGAACGTGCAGATAACAAGAATTTGCAGGCAGGTTTTTTTTCTTGCTAGGTGCTACAGATAATGCGAAAATGCTGCTCAAGGTGCCACGAAGCGGAGAATGGTCTCATGAAAAACTGGCTCACGGTGGCGCGGTGGGTGTGGCTTTCGGTAAGGCTCGTGCTGGCAATCGTCCAGGAGTGGAAGCGAGTGGAGCGGGAGAGCCCGAAGGTATCGCAGAGCCGGCCTGCGATCAAGATGAAGGTGACGGAGGCAAAGAAGCGGCGGTTTGATGCGGCCGTCTCCGAGCGCGTGGAGCAAGCCCTGGGCGTGCGTCCGACCGCGGAGCAGGTGGCCGAGGTGCGGGCGAAGGTGGACGATCTGCTGAATCCTAAGTCCAGGTGGCGCAGACCGAACGCGGGAAAACCTCTGGGGAGTAAGCCGTGAAAAGGTACCTCGGACTGCTTGTTGTTCTGTTTCTGGCCCTCTCGGTGCCGGCGTGGGGACTGGCTGTGTCCGTGCGGGTAACCTGGGAGCTTCCAGTCTACTACGCGGTTTCTGACACGGACTGTTCGAACTCTGCCCGAGAGATCCTGCCGGCGGACCGGGGCAGGTTGCAAAGCGTGCTCGAGTATTCCGTCGGGGGCGGAGCGGTGCAAACGGTAGCTACTTCTGGGACCTCTGTAGAGATCGGCTCGGCTCCGGTTGGTACGGAAATTCGGGCGCGGGTAAAGAGCTTTCTGCCCGGAGGGGACGGCTGCTGGACCGACTGGGCAACCTTTACCGTGCCGGTGCCTCGAGTGGGCTGCGGGAAGATCGTCGAGTTTAAGGTGCTGCCGTGACGTTGCGACTCGTGCGAATCGCGCTCGGCAAGGACTGTACGATCGGAGTTTTCATCGCCTCCGGCGAGTACGTGTGCATGGCCCTCGAACCTCCGTGGCTCGAGAATCGCAGGAACGTTTCCTGTATTCCCTGCGGGACGTACCCGCTCAAGAGGTACAAGCACAGGACACGGGGCGACGTCTGGCGGGTGGAGGGTGTGCCGGACCGTTCCGGAATCCTGATTCATCCCGGAAACTCGGTAGAGGATACCCGCGGGTGCATACTGCCCGGCGTCTACGTAACCGGACCTGCCGGCGCGCGAAGACTTGTCGGCTCCGTGGCGGCCCTAGAACTTTTGTCGGCCCGGCTGGACCTCTACGCAGAGCAATCCTTGACCGTCTCTGACGTGTACGGAGGGTGACATGGACGCCTTGCTCGAGTTTCTGACTGAGAACAAGGAAGCTATATGCGCAGGGGCTGCTGCGGTGATCCTCGGGGCGATTTGGATCGCTAGGAAGGTGGCAGAGAAGACCAAGAGCACAAAGGACGATGAGACCGTGGAGCGCATCTCTACGAAACTCGCTCTCCTAGCCGAGGTGCTGAATCGACTGGGGGCGCAGAGGGACGAGGACGGGGAGCAGGAAGTCCGCAAGAAGCAAGAGGAAACCGGTCATCTATAGGCTGGAGGTGCTGCAAACATGGCGAACTTAACCTCGAAGCAGAGGGAAAACCTGGATAAGAGCGACTTCGCGATACCTGAGAAGGCTCCCGGCCCGGGCTCCTACCCGATACCTGACAAGGCTCATGCCCGGAATGCCCTTGCGCGGGTGGCGCAGTTCGGCTCTCCGTCTGAAATTTCCAGGGTGCGCCGAAAGGTACACGAAAGGTTTCCGGAGATAGGGGAAGGGAAAGAGCCCGAGCCGCGGAAACCTCGAGCGAGAATCATCAGGAAACGCAGGCAGCGCTGGGCGACCTAGAGAGATGAAAAAGCAGGCGCGACCTCGAGGCCGGCCGAGGAAGGACGCTCCGAAGCGACGAAAGGTTCCACGGGAGCCGAAAAAGAAAGGCTGGAAGCCTTTACCGGACGTTTCCGTCGAGGACCTCGAGGAGGAGCTTTCCAAGCGTACCGTGACCCTACGGCAGGCAATGACCGCTCTCGGGCTCACGGAGCAGGTGCTCCTGGAGAAACTGAAGCAGGAGCTAGACGCGACCGAAGTAAAGGCGGCCCTCGATAGGAAAGGCTCCTGGAGGTACTCGAAGCCGCTCATCGCATGGGAAGTCAGACAACGCGCTCGCATGGATGCTCATCGGATTCGAGGGGATTACCCTCGAGACAGCGAACCTGCTCCTGGAACAATCACGATTCACATGAATTTTGGGGCTCCCGACGATGCCGACCGGAACGGTGCTGAGATATGACGCTCTGCCGACCTTGCGCAGGTTCCATGCTTCAGATGCCTTCTGGCGGTTCGTGATCGGACCCGTGCGCAGCGGCAAGAGTACCGCGTGCTCGATGGAGCTTATGCGCAGAGCTTGCGAGCAGGCTCCGGGACCGGACGGGATCCGGCGTTCCAGGTGGGCGGTTGTAAGGCAGACCTACCGGGAGCTCGAGGATACGACCCTGAGAACGTGGCTGATGTGGTTCCCTGCGGAGTATTTCGGGACGTTCTACCGAAGGAGCATGACGCATCTCGTCGTATTCAACGACGTGCAGGCGGAGATACTGTTCCGGGCTCTGGACAAGCCGAAGGACGTTTCGCATCTGCTCTCCCTGGAATTGACTGGCGCATGGGTAAACGAGGCGCGGGAGATTCCGAAGGGAATAATCGACGCTCTCGGGGACCGGGTGGGACAGTACCCTCCGAAGCGGGACGGCGGGTGTACCTGGAGGGGAGTTTTCGGGGACACAAACCCTCCTGACGACGATCATTGGATCTACCGGCTGGCAGAGGTAGAGCGGCCCGACGGATGGGCGTTCTTCAGACAACCCGGCGGACTTATCGAGCAAAACGGAACGTTCGTGCCGAACCCGCGGGCGGAGAACATGTCGAACCTGCAAGAGGGGTACAAGTATTACCTGGACCGACTTCCGGGAAAGGCTCCCGACTACGTGCGCGTTTACTACTGCGGACAGTACGGATTCGTGAAGGAAGGCAAGCCCGTCTTTCCCGAGTACGTGGACGCGGTGCATTGTACCTCGGAGGAGCTTTTGCCGGTGCCGGGGGTGCCCTTGATTATCGGTCTGGACTTCGGTCTTACTCCCGCAGCGGTGATTACTCAGAGGCTCCCGAACGGCCGATGGATCTGGATTGACGAGCTCATTTCCGAAGACTGCGGGATCGAGCAGTTCGCGGACCTGTACCTTCTGCCGGCCCTGCAAGGCAGATACCGCGGCTTCGAGTTCCAGGTTTGGGGCGATCCGGCTGGAGACGAACGAGCGCAGACAGACAAGCGGACTCCGTTTCAGATCCTCAGAGCGAAGGGAATTGACGCGAAGCCGGCTCCGTCGAACGATCCGGTGCTACGCATCGGAGCGGTTTCCGCGGCTCTAACCCGAATGATAGACGGAAAACCCGGGCTCCTGATCTCTCCAAGATGCCGAACGACGCGCAAAGGGATGGCCGGCGGGTACCACTACCAGCGCATCCAGGTTTCCGGTGACGCGAGGTACAGGGACAAGCCGGCGAAAAACAGGTTCTCGCATCCGTGCGATGCGGCTCAGTACGCAATGCTCGGAGCGGGTGAAGGTAAACGCATGACGACCCGGGAAAGGGTTTCAGATCAGGAGCCCGGGACGTATTCCTACCGGGAGCAGAGCGCAACGTCCTGGATGGGAGCTTAGCCTATGACCGAGCAACCCGAAACCGTTTCGCGTCCGAACCTCGAAGACCGGCTCAAGTGGGCGGAGTTTCTTGCAGAAGCTCGAGAGCGTATGCACATTGCCTTGCAGGCGCAGAGTGAAGACGCACAGAGAGCCCTCGAGGATCTTAGGTTCTGCTACGAGCCCGAGACCTATCAGTGGGACGATTCCGTACGCAGACAGAGAATGCTCGCTCAAAGGCCCTGCCTAGTTTTCAATCAGCTACCCGCTTTTATCGGCCGTGTTAAGAACCAAATGCGCATGAATCGCTACTCGATCATCGTACGACCGAAGGACGGCGATACTGCGAAAGAGCTTGCCGACCTCCGAAGCGGTTTGATTCGCACGATCGAGGAAGCGAGCGACTTCGAAGACGCGCAGGACACGGCCGGGCAGCTTGCGGTAGCTTGCGGGCGTGGGTGGATGCGAGTTGGGCATCGGTACGCTTCGGACGACTCGTTTGAGCAGGAGATTTACATCTCCGCTCTACCGAACGCCTTTTGCGTGACCTGGGACCCTGCCTCTAAGGAACCGGACCTCCAGGACGCGGAGTACCTATTCGTCTACGAGCGAATTTCAAAAAAGGAGTTCCGACGCAGGTTTCCAGGGTTCGATCCGGCAGACGTCGAGGCGCATACCGGAGCATCGAACCTCGGGGACTGGGACAAGGGAGACTCCTGCTTGATCGCAGAGTATTGGTACCGGGGAGAGACCAAGACCAAGAAGGTTCATCTGGCCGATATATGGTGCCCGGACGGACGCAGAGAGCGCAGGAAGATAGACGATAAGGAACTCAAGCAGCTTGAAGCGGCCGGCGCGGTTGTAAGCGCGCTACGTACCAGGAAAACAACGCGGCGGCCCTGGATGGTGGCTTACCTCTCCGGTGTGGACGTCCTCGACGGGCCGATCGAATGGCCCGGAAAGTACCATCCGATCGTGCCGGTCTGGGGGGAACGGATTAACATCGACGGAAAGACCATGACCTGGGGTGTTGTGCGGCACATGCGCGACGCGCAGCGCAGCTACAACTATTCCCGATCCGCAATGGTGGAGCGGGTGGCCCTCGAGCCGAAGGCTCCCTGGGTGATTGGAAAGAACCAAGTCAAGGGGCTGGAAGCGTTCTGGGAACGCTCGAGAACGGAAAACCTGGCCTACCTGCCCTATAACGACGATCCTACGGAGACCGGCGCAGCCGCTCCTCCGCAGCGGGTGTTTCCAGAATCCGCTTCAGGCGCGGTTGTTTCCGTAGTCCAACTAGACAAGCAGGACCTACACGATATTTCCGGGATACAACCAACGGCAATGGGCAAGCCGACGGCCGAACGAAGCGGCGTTGCAATTGCGCAAAGGCGTGCCGAAGGGGATTTGTCCAGCTACGTGTACCCGGACAACATGGCGAAGGCGGTTCGATGGGTGGGAAGAATCCTACTTGACTTGATCCCTCACGTGTACGATTCGGCGCGTGTGCTGCGTCTGCGTACCGAAGACGGTAGGGAGCAAATGGTACCCGTCAATGCAAGCGAGGACTTGTTTCCTTCCAACTACAGGGGACCCAAGGTTCCGTCTCGGGCAGTCTACGAGCGGCCGGTCTTTAACGATATGAGCGAGGGTTCGTTCGACCTCGTGGTAGACGTGGGGCCGCAAGTATCCACGCAAAGGCAAGAAGTACTGCTCGGACTGTTCGAGTTCATGAAGATCTACCCTCCGGCGGCTCCGATTCTGGGCGATCTACTGGCCCAATATCAGGACTGGCCGGGCAGTCAGGAGATACAAAAGCGGCTGCGGAAATTGGTGCCTCCAGGCGTTCGGGAGCTCGAAGAGGGGGAACAGCCGCCTCCCGCTCCTCCTCCGGACCCGAAGATCGTGCTCGAGGCGGAGCGTCTGGAGCTCGAGCGGCAGAAACTACAGTTCGAGATGATCAAGGCGGACAGGCAGCTTGGTACCGAGAGGTTTTCCGCGGAAGCGAAGGCGATTGCGGACCTCATGCGGGCAGAAGCGGCAGAAATCGGCTCGCAGGTACAGGAGTTTAAGGCGATTGTGGCAGAGCTCTCCAGGAATTTTATTCACGGACTCGCGACTCCAGGAGCTCCCGGGGCGCAGGCTCCAGGAGTTCCGCAGCAATTCGGATCCGGGACTCCTACACCGGCCGGCCTGGCCGTTGCTCCAGGACCGGCTCCAGGAGCTCCGGAGGGTGGACCGGTCTACTAACAGGAGGGATCGCGTATGGCGACAGTTGTGGGACCGAAAGAGGGTTTTCTGGAAATTTCGTCAATTAGCGATGACGTGGACTTTAACAGTCTATGGCCGGACCATTTAGGGTTCGGCTTCTCCGTGCGCAGGATCGAGTTTGTTTCGTCTGCGGCATCGGACAAACTAGTTGTCAAGGAATCATCCGACTCCGGCCCGACTATCGCGGAGCTAGGCCCTGGAGGCGGAAAACTCTGGGAGAGTCCGAAGCGGATGAACCCGTACATCGACGTGTCCGAATGTACCCTCGAAGGGACCTACAAGGTGCTGTTCGAACTTGCGGACTGAAAACCTCCTATCCCTACCGGCCGGGAAAGACCGGGCAAGATCCGCCGGAGACCGGGAGCCGGCGCAAGCAGCTAAAAGGGGGTAAGTCATGGAAGGGACTCTAACAATGGCCGACGTGGGGCTGCCGGAAAAAGCCTCCTCTACCGGCGAGGAGCCAAAGCCGGGTACTGGCGAAACGGAACCTGCGGGCTCGCAACCCGCAAAGCCCGAAGACTCGGAGAACCTAAAGGCCGAACCCTCCGGGAAGGAGGACCGCGTAAGCGGTATTCAAAGGCGGTTCGACGAGCTCACGGCGGAGAAATGGGCTCTGGCAAGAGAGCTTGAGGAGACACGGGCGCGACTCGAACAGCTCGATCAGGAGTTCCGGGAGCGTCTCGAGCAGGTGGGTAAGACGAGGCCGGAAGGCCGGCCGACAAGGGACTCGTTCGAGACCGAGGACGAATACCTCGAGGCCTTGGCAGATTGGAAGGTACAGCAAAGGATCGAGGCCCTACGCAGAGAAGAGGAGCAGCAAATCGCGCAGGAGACTGCGAGGGAACGGCAGGCTGGCCTACGCGCAAAACTCCTGGAGGGTGCTGCAAGGTACCCTGACTTCGATCAGGTAGCCTTCCGGACTCCGTTCCCTTATACGCCGGCGATGCTCGAGGCGATTACCCACGTGGACGACCCGGCGGCCGTGGCCTACTACCTGGGCAAGCATCCTACAATCGGCGCAGAGCTTGCCTCGATGAATCCGACGCAGGCAGCCGTGAAGATGGGACAGGTAGCAGCGATTGTTCGAGCCGGAAAACCTCCAGAACCTAAAGGACTCACGCAGGCTCCCGAGCCGGCAAAGCCTCTTGCGGGCGGAGGAGCTCCGAGCCCGGACCTCCAGGCTCTGGCGAACATGAGCCAAGACGAGTTCAACAAATTCATGAGTCAGAAGCGGAAAGGCAAGTACAGGATTTAAGGCGACTGAAGAGGAGCAACGAAAATGGCAAACACGTTTGCGACGAGCTCAATCGTCATTAAACTCGCGACTATGCATCTCTGGAATCATCTCGTGGCGGCTAAATGCGTGAATAGGCAGATTGCGAAGGAGTTCACGGGCAACTACCGGACCGGAGGGACCGTGACCATCAAAAAGCCGATCGAAAGCCGGGTGAACGATGGCGCGGAAATCACGACCGTGGACGACGTGTACCAGCGGACGATCACTATGAGCGCGACGGTCAGGAAGAACACGAACTTCCAGCTTACGTCGCAGCAGCTAACCTACGAGATGCTCACCGGGGAAGTGTCCGAGGAAATCATCAAACCGAAGATGGCGGCCCTGGCGAACGAGATCGACAGGTACATTCTCAGTACCGCATACAAGAAGTGTCCGAACCAGGTGGGTACTCCCGGGAGTACTCCGTCCTCCACAAAGGTGCTTCGGCAGGCTCGGGAGCGGCTGACCTACCACGGAGTGCCGGAGGAAGACTGCTACGCGATCCTCGACCCGGCAGCGGTAACGGAAATCAGCGAAAACATGAAGACCCTTCTGCATCAGGGGATCGTCCAGGCGGCCGTCGAGGGAACTCCGCAGAAGGGTAAACTTGCGGTGACCCTGGCGGGGTTCGAGTGCTACGAGAGCGCGAACGTGCCGAGGCATACCACGGGCTCTCAGGCGGGAGTCTCTGGAGCGACTAAGAACGGTGCTAGTTCAGAGGGAGACACAACGCTCGCTTTGACCGGGCTGGGTAGCTCGAACACGATTAAAGAGGGGGACATCCTGACCCTGGGCAGCGTGTACGCGGTGAATCCGCAGACCGGCGCAGCGTACCCGTTCCTTCGGCAGTGGGTGTGCCGCGCAGACGCGACCGCCTCCTCGGGCGCGATTGCGGCCCTCCAGGTGATTCCGGGTACGTCTCCGTACAACATCAGAGCAACGGGACCCTATCAGAACGTCTCCGCTCTGCCGGCGAACAATGCGGCGGTAACGGTTGCTGGATCGGCAAGCACGATCTACCCGGTAAGCCTGGCGTTCCACAAGAACGCGATCGCTCTGGCGACCGTGCCTTTGCACATGCCTTCGACGGCAGGGTTCAAGGCGCAGCAGGACTTCGAGGGGATCTCGATCCGGGTGGTGGCCGACTTTGACATCAAGACGGACGTTGAGATTTACAGGTTCGACGTGCTGTTCGGCGTCGAGGTGCTCGAGCCGTTCGCGATCTGCCGAATCATCGGGTAAGGAGAAAGGCTCCTTCGGGCGGCGCCGACGGCTGTTCTGGGGGCTGCCTCCCTCCCTCGGGCGGCCGTTCGGCGCCAAATTTTTATGGAGGTACTCGAGCAATGGAAATGGACGCAAACGGCCGGCCGTTTCTGCTTGTGCCGGGCTGGCTGTACGAGCCGATCGAAGACGTGACTCAGCGGAAGGCGCGACTTTTTACAGATCTGGACGAATACCTGCATTACCGGGACAGACTCGGGTGGCTGACCGCTCCCGAGGCTCCCTTGCCGAAAAAGAGCTCCGAGGCCGAACTCGAGAAGCCCGCGGAGCCCTCGGTAAAGGCTGAACCTACCTCGCGGAGGGTGCGCAAGTGACCGTGCTCGAAGTGATACAAGACGCCTACGAGACGATTGGGTACCTCGCAAAAGGGGTTGCTCTCTCTCAACCTGACATTGCGTCGGCTCTTCGCTCCGTGAAGATGGTGCTCGGTATGTGGGGCGAAGATGCGATGGCAGTCAGTGCGATCACAAAACGTTCGTTTACCCTGGCCGTCGATCAGGTGTCCTACACGATCGGGAAGACTGCGAGTGCGAACGTGTACGAGGCCCGACCGATCTCGATCCGGGCGGTTGTGGTGCGGGACAAGGACGGAACGGATTGGTGGGTGCGAAGACTCTCTCATGACGAATACCTGGCCCTGCCGGACAAGTACGCGCAAGGCCGGCCGAACATGTACTACTACAACGCAGCTTCTCCGACCGGTACGCTCTACTTCAACCGAGCTCCTGCGGTGGCCGAGACGTGCATCTACCATGCCGAGGAGCCCATAAGCGAGCCGTCGGCGGTAAGCGAGGACTTTACGCTCTCTCCAGGGTGCCGGCTCGCTCTGAAATGGGAGCTTGTCCTGGAGCTCGCGGGCAAGAAGGGAATGCCTATCGACCCTGTATGGCAGGACCGATACAGAAGAGCCCGTGCAGCTTTGCTTGCTAGAGCCCTCGAAAACCGTATGGCGATCGTCCGACCTGAGTTCGATCAGACCGGCCCGAGGCCTCCGTACGATATTCTTTCCGACGGCGGAGGGATCGAGGGAGAAGGCGGAGGCCCTGGAGCGATCCTGCTGGAGGGCTGACCCATGCGAAAGACGCTCCTTGTGGCAGCGGTGCTGATTGGGCTTGTGCCTTGCCTTATGGCGGTAACGGGAATCAAGGTAACCGACCTTACCGAGCTATTCAACCCGGTTGATGAGGACTATTTCCCGATCGTTGACGTCTCCGATCGGACCATGAGCAGAAACGGGACCACGAAGAAGATCAAATTCTCTACCCTGGCGACCGAGCTAAACGCGCAGCATCCTCCAGAAGAGCTTGCTGAAGATCCTACGGACTGCCCGGAGGGGCAGTTCGCAATTGCGATTGATAAGAAAGGGAACCTGACCTGCGCAGCAGGCGGCGGAGGCGGAGGCGGAGGAGGCGGACTGACCGGGTACGATACAGTCGTGTTCGACGCGGGCGCAATGGTGGGCGATGGCGGTCTTTGTCATCTACCGCAGAGCCAAGAAATCGGCTCAGGCTTGCGCGTCTACTCAATCACGTGCGCGGACTCGAGTTCTGCGTCGATATTCGGCCGGGTGCTTATGCCGGACGGATGGGACGGCGGAGCAGTCAATTTCAGCATGGCAATCATAGACCAAAACGAGACTCCGGGCGGGTACGTAGTGGGCGCGATCGCGTGTGCGTGCGTTAACAGCGGTGACTCTACGCAGTCTATTTTCGGAACGGGAACCTCGATCACGCATAACCTCACGTCAGGGATCGCTCAGTTCGATCTGGTGCTGGCATCTACCTCCTCGGCGGTAACCTGCTCCGGTACGTGCTCCGGGGGAAGCGAGCTTTTCTGGCGCTACCAGGTCAACGAAGTGGGGACGACGGAAAACATGGAGAACGTGCTGTTCCTACAGGCGAAAATGGAGTTCAATCGGACTGCGGACGATGAATAAAACGGTGAGTTCCATTCTCATTCTGGCAAGTCTCCTCCTCGTGATCCACGGGGCGTACTCCCTAGTTTACGTCTCCGGCGCGCCTCCGTCCGGGGAGACTCCGAATTGCTTCATCTACCAGAACTTCGAGGGACAGGACGAAGACATCTTTGACAACGGGGAAGAATGGACCGGGTACGATTACGGCGTGTGGGATACTCGGTTCTCGTACCCTCCGGCTGCTTTGAGAGGTGCGCAAAGCCTCCACATGAACCCGGCGGGATCGTACCCGATCGTCTTTTCTCCGCAGTTCGATGCTCGCTCGGAAGTCTGGATAGCTTGGAAGTATCGGCAGTTTGGGACCGGGAACCCAAACGAGAATTGCGGAGATTGTCATTTGTGCGGGTGGTACCCGGTTGTTATGGTAACGGCGAGTGACCATTCATGGCTCGGCGGTGCATACGTATACGTAGTGCCGCCGACTTCGGAGTTTGGGGGACCATGCATTGGTGATGCGTTTATTCTAGTTCACGGGAGCCGAACATCGGACCACTCGACAGACGTCCATCCAGGCACGACCCGCTACTTTTGGATGTACTTCAAACTTTCGGACGGCTCCGACAACGGGATTGCTCGAATCTGGGCATCGTCCGACAGGTTCAGGCCCGCGGACCCGAAGGTGGAACTTACGAACGGGACCGCGACTGCGAGCATCCGCAATATCCGCATCTCGAACGGCTACTTTACCGAGGACAGCGCAGGCCGGCGCGGGTACATCATAGACCAGGTGATGGCGTGCGACTCAGAGATAACCGAGATGCCCGAATAGGAGCTCTCAACCCGTGGACTTTCCGTTTATTTCGAATGAGTCTGGCCCTGCGGGGCTCTTTCCGGTCAATCTGTACCTCTCCAGGGACTCAGTGACCGGGGAGCCCTGCCTAAAGCGAGCTCCTGGACTCGTAAAGCGGGTCGAGTTCGGCAGCGGGGCTCCAAGGGGGCTTGTAGCTTGGAAGAACTCATGGTACGCGGTTGTTGGTACAGGACTCTGGAAGATCGACACGGAGTGGAACGCAACGCAGATAGGGACCCTCACAACTAATTCCGGACTCGTGTCTATGGCCGGCGGGGATACGATGCTCATGGTGGCGGACTCCGCGTCTCCTGGACTGGTCTACAACGTGCAGACGGGAACGACGACGGTGCCCTCTGGGCTCGACAATCTGGCGACCCTCGCGTACTCGGACGGGTACTGGGTGGGTGCTCCCGACGGGAGCGACTTTTGGTACGCATCGGCGAACGGGGACGCGACTTCCTGGAGTCAGCTTGACGAAGGACTTGCGGGAGTCCGGCCGGACCAAATCAAGGAGCTTGCGACGAACGAAGGCCTAGTGATGGCGATCGGGGAGGAAACGATCGAATGGTACTACAACGCGGGCTCTGCAACGGGCTTGGCGTTCGAGCGATTGGCCGGCGCAACGCAGGAAGTGGGGACGCTCTCCAGGTGGAGCTCGGCGCGTTTGGACAAGAGCGTTTTCTGGCTGGACAATCACGGGCGAGTGCTCCGGACTTCCGGGACCTCGTACACGGTTGTCTCGACGCAGTACCTCGAGCAAAGGCTTACGAGTCTATCCTGGGCGGGATCGATCGGCTCTGCTTTTGTCTGGCAGGGAGCTCCTTGGTACGTGCTGACCCTGCCGGCAGAGGGGCTGACGTTCGTTTACGATGCGGCAGCAAACTATTGGTGGCAATGGGCGAGCGGCCCGGTCCTGCCGGCGGCGCATAAGGCCCTTGCGTTCGCTCGGATTGGAGCGACTGTCGCGGCTCTCTCGAGGGACGATGGCGTGCTCTACGAGCTCCGATCGGACGCCTACGACGACGACGGTACGGTCTGCCGGCTCGAGCGAACCTGCCCTCCGGTCTACAGCGAAGGCAAGCGGATTCGGCATAACCGGCTCGAGCTCAGAATGCGTACCGGGCTCGGAGAGCAGGGGGAGCGAGACCCGCTTTGTATGCTGGAGTATACGGACGATTACATGACGACCTGGAGCGATCCGATTGTTGCCTCGATGGGAGCAATTGGGGAGCGGGACCGTATTGTTTTCTGGGACGGTCTGGGGATCAGTAAGCATAGGATTTACAGGTTCTCCTGTACGGAAGCGGTTCCGATAGAAATTTACGGAGCGTTCCTGCACGGGCAGGTGGGGATGACGTAACGGATGATTACGCTACCGTTTCGAGATCCGATGTACACGGCCGAAGGGAGACTACATCCCGCGTGGGAGCGGTTCTTTAGGGAGCTTCTCGCAATGCTTCGCGAGGGGACAGGTGGCGGTGGTGGTGGCGGTGGCGGTGGCGGAGTAACCGATCACGGGGACCTTACCGGACTCGAAGACGACGATCATCCGCAGTACCTGAACTCGACCCGGGCGGATACCTGGCTCTCGGGCAAGAGCACAACGAATCTGGCAGAGGGGGCGAACCTCTACTTTACCGCGGAGCGGGCGCAGGATGCCGTTGGCGGTATCCTGGACAACGGGGCCTACGGGAACGTTGTCTTTACCTACGATGACGCGAACAACCGAATTTCCGCGCAGGCTCCTTCTGGCGGCGGAGTAACGGATCACGGAGCTCTGACTGGGCTCGAGGACGACGATCATCCGCAGTATTTGACCGAAAGCCGGCACGATGCCCTGCCCGGCGACCATGTGACGAACGGAGACTCTCACGATCATAACGGCGGAGACGGTGCGCGGATCGACCATAAAACGCTTTCAAACATCGGTACGTACTCTCACGCAGAGATAGACGCTCACATAGACGATACGCATATTCACATCGGGGACCGTAGGACCGCGCAGAAAACGACTGCAAACCTCGCTCCAGGGAGTTCCTACGAGGGAACGATTGTTCTGGCTCCGTCTTTCATTGTCGAAAAGATCGAGCTTTCCAGTTATGCGCGGGTGCAGCTTTACGCTACCGAGTCCAAGATGGAGGCGGACGAAACAAGGGAAATCGGTCAAATGCCCGTCTCGGGAAAGCCTCACGGGGTGATTCTAGACTTCGCGGCCGTTTCGACTCCGAGTTACCTGAGCTTTGTTCTATCTCCTCCGGCCGTGGGAGCCAATCAAGAGAGCGTGCCCTCAAGTGCGATACCCATTCGGATCACGAACCTAGACAGCACAACGCAGTCAATCACGGTGACTCTTACCTTCGTTCCGGTGGAGGCTTAGATGCAAACGCGGACAGTAACCGGCGTAGCAGCGACGAGCACAGACCTTGCGAGCTTCAAGAATTGGGGAAGGCAGATACACGATGCGCTCTCCGGATTCGACGGATGGACGCAGACGAGCGATACCGGACAAGTAGACTGGAGCACATTATCCTCGGCGCCGACTGCTCCCGCAACGGTTTACGAAGTCTGGAAGATGAGCGACTCCCTGGCGAGTGCGTCTCCGGTCTACGTCCGATTCGACTTTCGGCCGTATTCGGGCAGTACCACGGGTATCAACGCATTGGTGACCCTGGGGACCGGCTCTGACGGTTCCGGCAACATAACCGGGAACGCAACCTCTGCTCTGGCGTGCGTAGTAAGTAGCACAAACTACGCGACTGGGTACTCATGGAAGTTTTCTGCCGAGCCCGGCAGATTTACCGTGATGGCGTTTGTGGGCGGGGTGGGTACCTCCTCTACGTTCCCGTTCGTCCTGAACATCGAACGGAGCAGGAACTCCTCTGGAGTCTTTACGGAGGACTACACGACCGTCCTTTGCATGTACAGTTCGGTCAGTCATTGTCAGTCGGTATTCAAGCCCGGAGGCGCAGTGAACACGACTCAGGACAACACGTACGTTCCGGCGATAGGGTTCAGTCCGAACAGCGGAGCCGTGGGCTCCTACTGCTTCGTAAGTCCAGTGTTCCCGATTGTCGGACGGGTGGACAACCCGATCGTCGGTCTTCTCTCCTGCAAGGCGGCCGACGTGCTCGAGGGGACAACCTTCGGGGTGACCCTTTACGGCGAGAACGTGACCTACTGGCCGAGTAAAAGCGGTGGGGTTTCTGTCAACTTCGGTGCGGCCGGGAATAACAACGCGGTCTGTATCGCTTGGGAGAATACCTGATGACCATGCCC